CCGCTTGATCGCATCCCCGGGGGTCATTGGCAGGACACGATGACTGAGCGCTGTGCCTGGGCCAGAAAGCGCCTGGGCGAGGCGCTTGATGCGGTGGGCGGCATCGGCAGCCCCGGCGGCTGTGCAGTCTGGCACGTGGCAGGTTTGGGTCAGAGCGTGAGGGAGTGGTCTGCCCAGGAAGGGTGGAACGGACGCACGCTCAATCAGTACGAGGCCAAGGGCATTTTGGTTGGCGCTTTGGGGGTGCTGGCTGTTCACTACGGGTACAGTAGGTGACACAAATATCATCTGGTGATATACTGAGACCATGGAAGAACACCAAATCCGTACGCTCCTTGACCTCCATGACCAGATCATCGATCAGGAGGACGGCTATTGGCTCAAGATCGAGGCTTGGGAAGTTGCGCCCAGCAAGGATATTCCTCACGGAATCAGGTACACGCTTACCCTGCACGCGCCCAGTGGCAAAAGGATATTGGGGTATGACAACGCGCACGCCGTCAAAGTGAAGGGGAAGAAGTACTCTGGTCAGCGACTCCCGTTTGACCACAAGCACCGGCATGTAGCCGATAAGGGCGTGCCTTATGAATTCAAGGATGCGAATCAGTTGTTGTCAGATTTTTTTACCGAAGTCGATTCGGTTTTGAAAGAGGTGAGGTCAAAATGAAAGTCATAAAAATTGGTATAGCCCCGCAGGAGAAGATCCGCGAGAGGGTTTTGGCTATCGCCAAAGGTGAGATCAAGCCTAAGGCATCAGACCCCAAAATCTGGTTCACCTCAATGCGATCTTTATCCCAAGTCTTAAGCGATGAGAATCGCGCGCTCCTGGACGTTATTCGCACCGCTCGACCGGCATCAATCAGTGAACTGGCGGACATAACCGGGCGTAAGCAGGGTAATTTGTCTCGCACCCTGAAAACTATGTCCCGGTATGGGCTGGTGAAGATGGAAAAGAACGAACGCTCGGTGCGTCCGATCGCTCATGCCGAGAGCTATCAAATCATGGCGTGAATCTGATTTAAAAATCGTACGAAAACCCCTTGACGGGGTATATATCGAAGCGGTAGCATTCTGCTAATCACTCAAATTACGCCCACACGGTTCGCGCCTTGTGGGCGTTTTGTTTGGGTCTTCACTTCCCCGCATCTATCGCGCTTGCAAGCAACCCTCGCTGGTTGACCTGCACGCCGCACCCCAACCCGAAAGCTTCCCTATGACACCCGAGATCCGAATGGTCGCGGTGGATTCGCTCATCCCGTATGCGCGAAACGCCCGCACCCACAGCGAAGACCAGGTGGCACAGATTGCCGCCTCGATCGCTGAGTTTGGCTTTACCAATCCGATCCTGACCGACGGGGACAAAGGCGTGATCGCAGGACATGGCCGCTTGGCTGCCGCGCGCAAACTCTCACTGACACAAGTGCCCGTGATTGAGCTGGGCCACCTCACCGCAATTCAAAAGATAGCCTACATACTGGCCGACAACCGCATTGCTGCAAACGCTGGCTGGGACGAAGAGTTGCTCAAGCTTGAGATTGCCGAACTCGATGAGGCTGACTTCAATCTGGAGTTGATGGGCTTTGGTGACGAAGAACTCGAGCGTTTGCTCAATGGCGACGGCGACACCACGGGCCTGACCGAAGACGATGCAGTACCCGAATTGCCAGCCGAACCTGTTTCCAAAACAGGTGATGTGTGGGTCTTGGGTCAGCACCGTTTGCTGTGCGGTGACTCCACAGTTCTATCCGATGTGGAGCGCCTTATGAACGGTCAACTCGCCGACATGGCGTTCACTGATCCACCCTACAACGTGGACTACGGCAACAACGCTAAAGACAAGATGCGCGGCAAGGACCGCCGCATCATGAACGATGCGCTCGGTGACGGGTTCTACAAGTTCCTTTATGACGCCTGTGTCAACTTGTTGGTGGTCACCAAAGGTGCCTGCTACGTGTGCATGAGCTCATCCGAGTTGCACACACTGCAAAAGGCCTGGCTTGATGCGGGTGGCAAGTGGTCGACATTTGTGATCTGGGCTAAGAACACTTTTACGCTTGGACGCGCCGACTACCAGCGCCAGTACGAGCCCATCCTCTACGGATGGAAGGACGGCGCTAAACACTTCTGGTGCGGCGACCGCGACCAGTCAGACATTTGGAATTACAACAAGCCTCGCGTGAACGACCTGCACCCGACGATGAAACCGGTGGAGTTAGTAGAGCGTGCCATTAAGAACTCATCGAAGACGCGTGACATCGTGATCGACTTGTTTGGCGGCTCTGGCACCACGCTCATTGCCTGCGAAAAAACCAATCGACAGGCACGACTCATGGAGATGGATCCCAAGTATGTGGACGTGATCGTCAAGCGCTGGGAGGACTTCACAGGACAGAAAGCCACCCGTGAATCGGATGGCTCTGCATTTGCAGATCTATCGCCGCAAGGTCAGTCTGATTTGGATGCTGTGGGGAGCGCGCTGGAGGGTGAGACCCTGTAGACCCGCTCACCACCGCTTTCCTTGACGGAGTCGATCGTCAGGCCCAGTTTCTTTTTCAAAGTCCCGGCCATGCATCCACGCACCGTGTGCGCTTGCCATCCTGTGGCCACCACCATTTGAGGGAGGGTTGCACCTTCGGGGCGTTTCATCAGATCGATGAGTACCGACTGTTTGCTGCCTTCGCGTTTGGGTCTGGCCGGTGGCTCAATACCAATGGCCTTCAAGCCTGCAACGGTGATGGCAAAACGGGTAGAGCGCTCTGGTCCTTTGCTGTGGGGGCTGATCAGGCCTTCATTGCCAAGGCTTGCGACGGTGATGGCAAAGCGGGTCGAGCCCGCAGCGCCTTTGCTGTGGGGTCGGATCAGGCCCTCATTGCCAAGGCTGGTCAGCACCTTGATCAATGCACCACCTTTGAGGTTGGACGGGAAGTCGGTCAGCACATGCTGAGGATGACTGGCTGCAGCGTTGAGAAGCAAGGTTTGGCTGGGTGTGAGTTTCATGTTGACCTCCGGTATCAGTTTGGTTGGGTTGTTTGTTTGGATTGCTGGCCAGCCGTGAATGCGGCTTGCAGGGCTTCTTTGAGGCCCCAGACGCTGACTTCATGAAAGTCCAGGCGGTCGCTGTTGCGTGTTGCCAGCGTGTCGATGTGCAGATGCTCTGCGGCGATTTGGTTGAGCAGACGCTCCAATGTTTTGGCGTCCATCACTTGGCTCCCCGCACCTGGTGGATCTGGCGGGCGCGGTCAAAGCCGACCCACTCGCCTTGGGTATCAAGGCCGCGTGAGGCCAGCTCCTCGCGGGCCAGCAGGTTGAGGTCAAGTTCCCCACGTGCGGCGGCTGCCAGTACCTTGGTGAGCGCGATCTGGATGAACCCGACCTCGTCGACGGTGAACTGTGTGGTGTAGGTCATTTGCAAAGCTCCTTGGGTTGTTGATGACGTTCCTATGAACGCTCTGAATCCAAGTGAAGCCAAGCTTTATCTGCATCAATTGCGATTAGTTTTTTTGATTGAGTTGCTAACACGCCAATACCGAGCCGATATGCCCCGCAGCGCCCCTACACCATGCCGTCACCCCGCCTGCGCGTTGGTGCTGGACAAGCCCGGCTACTGCGAGCAGCACCGCCCCAAGGTGCACCGGGACTACGGGCGTGCCAGGCGTGCCTTTGATACTGAGCTGGGCTTCTACCAGTCCGCGCGCTGGCGTGAGGTACGTGCTGCATTCCTGCGTGAACACCCACTGTGTGTGGCGTGCAAGGCGACGGATCGGGTGGTGGCTGCCAAGGTTGCCGACCACATCAGGCCGCTCAAGGACGGCGGCGAGCGCTTTGACTGGGTCAATCTGCAAGGGCTGTGCGTCTCATGTCACAACCGAAAGACGGCGCGTGAGACTGCAGGTGGGGTTACCCCGAAGGCAGCCTAATGCCGGGCTTCGCCGGTCGGGGCTAAGAGCCGATCAGTTGAGATCGGCGATGAACTTTTCGATATTGATGGCTTTGGATTTCCCCACCGAGCGAATGATGGAGTTGGCGACGTTTTCTTCAACGACGCTGTTCCATTTGGAAAAGCTCTTGTCCGTCACGCTCTTGTCAAACGCAGATCGGACCGCCTCACGCCCAGCTTTCATATCAGCCGCCAGAGCGGACTGAACGAGGCATTTTGCGATGACGTCGGCTTTGCGCACTGGGAGTTTTCCGGTGGGTTTGAAGCCTCCATATTAACGATTACCAACGACTGAACCCAGATGGCCGGACGAAAACCACTCCCCACGGAGATCAAAAAGCTCAGGGGAACCCTGCAAAAGTGCAGGACCAACCCGCATGAGCCGCAGCCCCAAGGGGATCTGGTTGCGCCGCCCGAGTACATGTCGGACGGAGCCAAGCAGGCCTGGCGCTATGCCATTGACAGCGCGCCTGAGCATTTGCTGCGCAAGCTCGATATGTCGGTGCTGGAGGTATGGTCCTGCGCCGCTGACCTGTACCGCAAGGCCCAGATCGGAATCACCAAGACGGGTCTGCTGATCAAAGCGCCGAACACCGGTGTGCCGATGCAGTCGCCGTACCTGGCCATCGCCAACAAGCAGGCCCAGATCATGACCAAGGCAGCGGTGGAGATGGGATTTACGCCAGCCTCTCGTTCGCGTATCACACAGCCCACAGATACCCAGATCGATCTC